TTGTTAAACAACCAAAAAAAATTGCAGCCAAAACAAAGAGATTTAGATGAAGAAATTTATAGATAAAATAGTTTTTAAATTAAAAGTTTTTATTATAGAAACAAAAAACAAATGGAATAAAAAATAATGGAATACACAATAGATGATACTCCAACAGTAGATACTACAGATAAAGCAGCTGCTATCTTACAAAAGTATAAAGAAGCTGTATCTGTTAAAGATCATTGGAGAGAAAAGTTTGAAGAAGCATATGAGTATTGCTTACCTAATAGAGAATCTTTTTATGATGAATCTCCAGGACAAAAAAGAACTGATAAAATTTTTGATGAAACTGCTGTAGTAGGTGTACAAGAATTTGCATCTAGATTACAATCTGGTATCGTTCCTACATTTGCAAGATGGGCAGATTTCCAAGCTGGTGTTGAAATACCAGAAGAACAAAAATCACAAGTTAATTTACAGTTAGATAAAATTACAGAATATGTTTTTGAAGTATTACAAAACTCTAACTTCAATCAAGAAGTACATGAAGCATTTATGGATCTTGCAGTTGGTACTGGATGTATGCTTGTTGAAGAAGGTGATGCTGTAAACCCAATTAAATTCACTGCTGTACCATTACCTAAACTATGTTTATTAAATGGGCCAGATGGTAAGATAGATACAGTTTACAGAACTAGAAAAGTTAAACCAGAACACATTAAAGTTTTATATCCTAAAGCTGTAATGCCAGAATATTTTGATCCATTAAAACAAAAAAAAGAACATACAATCATTGAAGCTGTTTATAGAATCTATGAAGACAATGTTGAAAAATATAAATACTGTGTAGTATTAGAAAATCCTAAAGCTGTTTTATTTGAAGAAATATATACAGGAGAAGGATCTAATCCATATTTAGTATTTAGATGGAACAAAGCATCTGGTGAAGTTTATGGTAGAGGCCCAATCTTTAATGCAATGGGTGCGATTAAAACTTGTAATCTTACAATTGAATTAATATTACAAAATGCACAGATGGCAGTATCTGGAGTTTATACTTATGAAGATGATGGTGTAATTAATCCAGACAATATTGCTTTAGTACCTGGATCATTAATACCAGTAGCTCCAGGATCTAGAGGTTTAAATTCAATTCAATCAGCATCTAACTTTGATGTAGCTCAATTAGTATTAAATGATATGAGGCAGAATATTAAAAAAGCTTTATATATGGAAACTCTTGGAAGACCAGAAGGAACTCCAATGACAGCAACAGAAGTTTCTGAAAGAATGGCAGATCTATCTAGACAAATAGGATCTTCATTTGGAAGACTTCAATCTGAATTTATTCATCCATTATTAAAAAGAATAATTAGAATATTATCTAAACAAGGTAGAATAGAATTACCAAAAGTTAATGGTAGAGAAGTTAAGATAGCTGCAAGATCTCCATTAGCTAAAGCACAGCATATGCAAGATATATCTGATGTAAATAGATTTAATGAAATTATTGCAGGTACTTTCGGCCCACAAATGATTAATGTTATTGTTAATCAAAATGAAACTGCTAAGTATCTAGCTAGTAAAATGAATTTGCCTGAAAAACTTATTCGTGATGAAGAAGAACAACAGCAAATAGTACAACGGATTAGTCAATTACAAACTGCGCCAGGAGAAGGAGAGATACCACAATAATGAGCTGGGATGGACTTAAAAGTAAAAAGCCAATCCCTGCAAAATCTATAGACGGTTACGTAAGATCTGAACAAGAAGAACGTAATCTCAATAAATCTTTTGCAGGTTTGTTCAAGGGTGATGATGGAAAGCTAGTCCTTGATTATATTAAATCAATAACAACTGAAGCTGTTGCTGGGCCAAACATTGACAGCAATCAATTATTTCATTTAGAAGGAATGAGATTCTTGGCAGGTATAATACAAACAAGAATAAAAAAAGGAGAACAAGATGGCAGATGATAATGCACAGGCACCAATCGCCACAGATACTCAAACAGAATCTGGTGAAACGAGTGCTAATACAAGTAAGCCAGAATTTATACAAGATAAGTTTTGGGATGCTGAAAGAAACGAAGTTAATCTAGAAAACTTAGCAAGTAGTTATAATTCTTTAGAAAAGAAATTAGGTTCTAGAACTGAAGATCTTTCAAAACAAATAAGAGAAGATTTAGAAATGGAAAAACTTAAATCTGCTCCAGAAGAATATAAAGTTAATTTACCAGAGTTACCAGAAAATGTAGATGTTACAGTTTCTGATGATATGGAAATTGTACAATGGTGGAAAGATACAGCAAAAAAAAATGGACTTTCTCAAGAACAATTTGATCAAGGTGTAGAAATGTTTGTTAATAATGCTATGGCAACTTTACCAGATATAAATGCAGAAATGCAAAAGCTAGGTGATAATGCTAAAGAAAGAGTAGAAGCAGCTGAGCTTTGGTCAAAGAAAAATCTTTCACCAGAATCTTATCAAACTTTTTCAAGTGTAGCCTCAACAGCAGAAGGTGTAAAAGTCATAGAAGAAATTATGAAGATGACTAAAGATAGTCCTATGCCATCAACACCTACACAAGTATCTGTTGCTCCTAATCTACAAGATCTAAAATCTATGATTAATGATCCTAGATATTATGATTCTAATAGAAGGGATCCAGCTTACGTTAAAAGAGTAGAGGAACTTTTTGAAAAAGCGTATCAAAATAAACAAGGATAAGTTTCCATTTAAGAAACTTAAAAAAGATCTGCATTGGCTAGATGCAGTTAGCGATACTGGTTGGTTATCTAAAGATCAAATGGACAAACAATCACCAGCTAAAGCTGTATGTAGCCAAATGTGGATTTACAAAGAAGACGATAAATCTATTACATTATTTGCAAACTATTCATATGATGATGACGGTCATATAGAGTTTGGAGAAGTTATTACTATTCCTAAAGTATGGATGTAATTGTGCGTTGTTTATATATATAAACAAATCTATTTTCACAACAAGACCTTAAAAATGTTCAATGATTGCCCTTAACTGGATAACAATCCTCTGCATTTGTAAGACAATCGGTAAATAAACGTAACTTAACAAATAGGAGCTAATAATGGCAACATCAATAACAAATGCCTTTATAACTCAGTTTGAAGCTGAAGTTCATATGGCTTACCAAAGAATGGGTTCTAAATTAAAGAACATGGTAAGAACTGTGAATGGCGTTAATGGAAATACTGTTAAGTTTCAGAAAGTTGCAAAAGGTTCTGCAAACACTAAAGCAAGACACGCTGAAGTAGTTGCAATGGATCTTTCTCACAGCAATGTGGATGCGACTTTAACTGATTACTATGCAGCAGATTACGTTGACAAGCTAGACGAGTTAAAGGTAAACATAGACGAAAGACAAGTAGTAGCACAATCAGCTGCTTACGCTTTAGGTAGAAAAACTGATAGCGTATTGACAGGTATCATGGATGGTGCAACTCAACTTGCAAACAACTCATCAGGTACTGGTACTGGTATGAACTTAGGAAAAGCTCAAGCTATGATGGAACTTTTCAATACTAATGACGTTCCAGATGACCAACAAAGATATTGGGTTGTTGGACCAAAACAATGGTCAGATCTAATCAACCTTGATCAATTCTCTAGAGTTGAATATGTAGGCGAAGGTGAGCTTCCATATTCTGGAGGAATGACAGCTAAGAGATGGTTAGGATTCTTATGGTTTGTACACAGTGGACTAGAAACTTCTGGTTCTACTGATAGACATACTGTAGCTTTCCACAAATCATCAATTGGTTTAGGAATTGGTTCTGATGTTAAAACTGAAGTGAACTACATACCAGAAAAAGTTTCACACTTAATTACATCTATGCTTTCAATAGGTGGAACAGTGATTGATTCTGATGGTATCAGAGTTCAAAAATGTGCTGAATAATAGGAGGATAAATGGCTTACGAAACTTCAAATCCAATCAAAAAGATTGCTGAAGCTGGTGGTAACTCTGTATTCTTCTATACAGACGGAGATGCTATTGCAACTATAGCTGCTTCTGGTTACTTCAACTCAGCAACTAACGAACTAAAAGAAAATGATATTATTCTTTGCGTAGGTTCAAATGGTGGTACTCAAACAGTTGACATTCTTGTAGTGTCTTCTGCAACAGGTGCTGCTACAGTAACTGTCGTAAACGGTTCATAATATCGTTAATGATTTATTGGGGGCGATTAACTTCGCCCTCAATTTAATATTTTTAAAAGGAATTAAATGGCAACATCAAAAGTAGATATATGTGCAAGAGCTTTAGTAATGATAGGAGCGCAGCCAATATCTTCTTTCTCAGATGGTAGCACAGAAGCATTAGTTGCCTCAAATGTTTATGAAGACATAATTCAAGCTTCATTAACAAGACATAGATGGAAGTTTGCTACCAATCAAAAACAATTATCTTTATTAGCTACAGCACCAACAGGTAGATACGACTACGCATATCAATTACCATCTGATCCAGGCGTATTACAAATTAATACAATTACAGTAAATGATTATGTAATACCTTACACAAGATATAAAGATATGATTTATGTTAATAACTATGGTGCAAATCAAGCTTTAATCTTAGATTATATTTATAGAGTTGAAGAAGATTATTTTCCTGCTCATTTTAGATTAGCATTAGAATATGAACTAGCATCTATTTTTGCAGGTTCAGTTGCAAGAGATGCTGGTATGATTAGAGAGTTTAAAGCTTTATCTGATAGACAATTTTTAATATCTAAAAACATAGACACTTCTGAAGTAACAACTAGAAAAATTGATACTTCTAGATTTATTAACTTAAGAAACTCTACGAGAACTGATGTATAATGGCAAGATCATTAAAAACTGTATTAACCAACTTTTCATCTGGAGAGCTTAATCCATTACTAGCTAATCGTATTGATACTCCTGCTTATTCTAATGGAGCTAAACAATGCAGAAATTTTTCATTACTTGCTGAAGGTGGTGTAATGAGAAGACCAGGAACTACTTATCTTGCAACACTTCCTGCTGAATGTAGATTAATTCCATTTGTATTTTCTGATGATGAAATAGCTATTATAGTTTTATCTAATAATAGAATGGATGTTTATAATATTAGTGGTACAGCAATAGTATCTAATTATACTACAAATTGTAATTGGACTACAGCTCAATTGTTTGAATTAAATTTTGCACAATTTGGAGATACAATATTTGTAACCCATAGAGATAATCCAATTAGAAAAATTTTTAGATCATCTGCAACAACATTTACTGTATCTGAATTTGCATTTGGAATTGATGAAGATACTCCTGCTGTTTCTGGAGTTAATAAAATATATGCACCATTTTATAAATATGATGATTCTACTGTTACAGTAACTTTATCTACTGGTGCTACAGGAACTGGAAGAACTGTAACAGCAAGTGCTGCAGTATTTGTTCCAGATTGTGTTGGTCACTATTTAGAAGTTGATGGATCACAAATGAAAATTACTGGCTATACTTCTGCAACTGTTGTAACAGTTACTATTATTGAAGCTGTATCTGCTGGAGCTGGGCCACATTTTAATTGGAAAGAAGAAGCAATTTCTGATCATAGAGGTTATCCTCAAGCTGTAACATTTCATAATAATAGATTGTGGTTTGGTGGACTTAAATCTAGACCAGCAGGTATAATAGCTTCTAGAATATCTGAGTATTTTAATTTTGATGTAGGTACTGGCGAAGCAGATGAAGCAATTGATTTAGATATTGCTGGATCAGAAGTTAATGAAGTTAGACATATGTTATCCGGAAAAGACTTACAAGTATTTACAGATGGTGG